TCAAGAGTGGTATTCTGAAGGAACGCACAGACACAGGTCGAATATATCTTGTATTCATTGATAATGTAATGAACCAAGGACCATTTGATCCCGAGTATCACACGATTTATCAAAGTAATCTGTGTTGTGAGATTCTATTACCCACCCGTTCATTTAAAAGATTAGACGACAAGAGTGGACGCATAGCGTTATGTACACTGGGATCTATCAACTGGGGAGCGTTCCGGAACCCGGAGGATATGCGTAGAGCCTGTAGGATTCTACATCGTAGCCTGAATAACATTCTTGACTATCAAGACTTCTTGAGTATACAGAGCAAGTTGTCCAACGACGAGATTCGTCCACTAGGTATTGGCATTACTAACCTGGCCTATTGGCATGCCAAGCGCAGTCTCAAGTACGGTGAGAAAGATTCACTACACGAAGTTAAAACCTGGATGGAACATCAAGCATTCTATCTAACTGAAGCCTCAGTTGAATTGGCCAAAGAACGCGGCAAGTGTGAAGGCAGTGATCAGACACGATACGGCAAGGGTGTATTTCCTTGGGAACTTCGTGCCAATGGTGTTAATGAACTAGCAGACTTTACTCCAGAACTGGATTGGGAAACTCTGCGTGTTAACATGAAACAGCATGGTGTTCGCAATGCCACCCAGATGGCAGTGGCTCCTGTTGAAAGCTCAAGTGTTGTTATAAACAGTACCAACGGTATAGAAATGCCTATGAGCTTGATCAGCACTAAGGAATCAAAAGCAGGATCGTTAACGCAGGTAGTACCTGAGTACAACAGACTCAAGAACAAGTATCAACTGATGTGGGAACAAAAAGACTGTGACGGCTATATCAAGACCAGTGCAGTCATTGCTGCCTACATTGATCAAAGTATCTCAACTAACACATTCTACAACCCAGCACACTTCCCCGATCGCAGAGTGCCTACAACGCTGATTGCCAAGAATTTAATGCAGGCTCATGTATGGGGATTGAAGACATTCTACTACAGCTTAATCAACAAGGCTGGCAGTAAGGCCATGGCTGAACCAACTCCTGAAGTACACTACAACGGCTTCTACAATGAAAGAGAATTAATCGAAGACGAAGAAGACTGTGAGGCCTGTAAGTTATGAAATTTAATTTTATTAATCGTGTCTTGCTTGAAGGTAAAAAAGACAAACTTGTACAGCTGACTCTGCCATATGATCGTGATGAGCTGGCTCCTGTAAAATCTAAAGAGACGATAGATTATCATTACGGTACACTGTACAAGGCCTATGTTGATCGATACAACAAGGGTGAGGGTGATGACGATTTCAATGAGGCCGGTGCGTTTTTACATAATATCTATTTTGGTCAACTGCAAAAACCAGAGGGATCCAACAGACCCTATGATGCTATTTTACAGTTTATAGAAAAACACTTTAATACCTTTGATCAATTCAAAGAAGAATTTGAAAAAACAGCCATGACAATACAGGGCAGCGGATGGGCATACTTGGCTCGTGACGGCAAGATTAAAACTATTGTCAATCACGAAGTACGCAATGACATTGTGTTGTTGATTGACTGGTGGGAACATGCATGGGCATTAGACTATCAAGCAGACAAAAAGAAATACTTGCAAAACATATGGAAGATAATAAACTGGAGAATAATCAATGGCGTACTCGGACAAAGTAATTGATCATTACGAGAATCCACGCAATGTAGGATCGTTTGCTAAAGATGATCCTACGGTGGGTACTGGCATGGTAGGTGCACCTGCTTGTGGTGATGTAATGAAACTACAAATTCGAGTAGAAGATGGTATTATCACCGATGCTCGTTTTAAAACATACGGGTGCGGCAGTGCTATTGCCAGCAGTAGTCTTATTACTGAAATGGTTAAAGGTATGAATCTTGATCAAGCGTCATCTATTAAAAATAGTGATATTGCTGAAGAACTAGCTCTACCACCAGTTAAGATACATTGTTCAATCCTAGCAGAAGATGCTATCAAGGCGGCCGTTGATGATTACCGTAACCGACACAGCAAGTAAACGAATCAAACAGAATTTAGAAAGGCGCGGCAAGGGTGTTGGCATACGCATAGGTGTTAGAACTACTGGTTGTTCTGGACTGGCCTATGTGTTAGAATATGTAGACAGTATAGAGCATGAAGTCGGAGTAACCAATTACGCCCGCCCTGATTTTGCAATACTAGTAAGTGCTAAAGATGAGCCTTACTTAAATGGATTAGTCATGGATTGGGTTCGTAACGGACTCAATGAAGGATTTGAATTTAATAATCCCAACGAGCGTGACCGTTGTGGTTGCGGAGAAAGTTTTAGAGTATAAGGTAAAAAAATGAGTAAACAACAATACAACTTAAACACAAAGACAGACTATCTTAATCGCAAGATGTTTCTAGACCCAGCAGGGCCTGTCACTATTCAACGATTTGAAGAAGTAAAATATAAAAAAATTGCAGACTTCGAAGCAACCGCACGAGGCTTCTTTTGGCAACCAGAAGAGATCAGTCTTACTAAAGACTCAAACGATTTTAAAGATGCCAGTGATGCAGTCAAACACATCTTTACCAGCAACCTTCTAAGACAAACAGCACTGGACAGTTTACAAGGGCGCGGACCAAGTCAAATCTTTATGCCTGTTATCAGTTTACCCGAACTAGAAGCCTTGGTATACAACTGGACATTCTTTGAAACCAACATTCACAGCAAAAGCTATAGTCATATCATTCGTAACATCTACAATGTGCCCAAGGATGTGTTCAACACTATCCACGATACTAAAGAAATTATTGACATGGCCAGTTCAGTAGGCGACTATTACGAAGCATTGCATCAAATCAACTGCCGTAAGCAATTAGGTGAGACAGTTACTGAACATGAACATATCCGTGCAATCTGGATGGCACTACATGCCAGCTATGCGCTTGAAGCATTCCGTTTCATGGTATCATTTGCTACAAGTCTTGCCATGGTAGAAAATCGTATTTTTATTGGTAATGGCAACATTATCAGCCTAATCCTACAGGATGAATTGCTACACAAAGGATGGACTGCTTACCTAATCAATCAAGTGATCAAAGAAGATCCTCGCTTCTTGGTTGCTAAAGAAGAGTGTGAACAAGAAGTCTATCAACTTTACATGGATGTTATTCGAGAAGAAAAAGCCTGGGCTGACTATTTGTTTAATAAAGGCCCAGTGATCGGATTGAATGCTAATATTTTAAAAGATTTTGTAGACTTTACCGCAGTATCGGCTCTTAAAGACATCGGAATAAAATATCAACAAGTTGCTCCAAAATCAACTCCGATACCTTGGTTTAACAAACATACAGATACCAGCAAGAAACAAACTGCACTACAAGAAAACGAATCGACTAACTATGTTATTGGAGTAATGAGTGAAGGCATTGACTACGATGCTCTGCCTGCGCTATAATAAATTATGTATAAAGCACAATTCAAAACTAAAAGCCCCTATGAGTCTTGGACCACGGTAGGCAACTTTGGCAACGAGCAAGCTGCTATTGCAGCGGCTTTGGCTCGAAAGTCTAAAGGTGCTTTGTTGGTTAGAGTCGTTGACAAAAACGGTGCTGTAATCTATTCAAGTTAATTATGAAAACACTAAGAGAATATATAAATCTTATCGAAGGTAAGATCGACGACAATTGGTTTAAAGACGATGCCTTTAAAACTTTCAAGCAGGCCAAGTCTATACACTACGACACTGCCACAGATAGTGGAACTGTAGACACGCTAGAAGGTCCTGTTAAGTATGATGTTGGACACAAGATCATCACAGGCCCCAAAGGTGAGAAGTATCCTGTAAGCCCAGAATCATTTGCAGACAAGTACGATGTAGATGATGAGCACACAGCTACACCGAAAAAGATTGTTAAGTATGCCAAGTTAGCTGACCACGACGGTGTACTACATACCAGCTGGGGGGACCTATCATACACCAAAAGTAATGATGTTATTGTTAGACACGGTGACGGAGATTATGGTGCCGTAAAGTTAGACATCTTCCAACAGACTTATGACACAAAGGAAATGAAATGAAAGCTATTGTATGGAGTCAGTATAATTGCAGCTATTGCGATCAAGCCAAGGCACTGCTTAAATCAAAAGGTATCTACTTTGAAGAACGCAAGATAGGCGATGGGTACACTAAGGAAGAATTGTTAGAGGCAGTGCCCTCGGCAAGATCAGTACCACAGATTTTTCTAGGAGAAGAACTGGTAGGTGGATTCACAGAACTAAAGAAAAGGTTAGAAAATGTTAATTGATAAAGGCGTTACTATTGGTGAAGTTGTTACTCTTAAACTTACCAGCGGAGAAGAACTTGTTGCCAAACTAGTAGATGATTGTCCAATGCATTATAAATTGAGTCATCCACAGGTTATAGGCATGGGACCAAAAGGTCCTGGACTAATGCCCTACCTATTCACAGTCAGCCCTGACAAAGAAGTAAGATTAAACAAAGGCACAGTTGTAATGATTGAAGCCACAGACAAAGCCTTTGCAGATCAGTTTATTCAGAGCACTACAGGTATTGCTCTAAGATAAGGAGGTTAATATGCCAGCAGTAGCAAGAGGAGCAGGAACAGACACAGTCGACACTGATCACGGATCAGGCCGTAGATGTAGGTCTGCTACTATATTCACTACCGATGCATGTTCACCTAATGTCTTTGTTAACGGCATAGGAGTTGTTCGAGAAGGTGATCCTATTATCACTCATCCTCAGGCAGGATGCGAGGATCATGCTCCGGGACTGGGTACATTTAGTGCAACAGTTAAAGTCAACGGTTTAGGTCTAGGTCGGGTAGGGGATGAATATCCCGGCGGCCATATTATCAATTCTGGGAGTGCAGATGTAAATGCAGGATAATATTAAAAAGTTTTTTTGGAAAATATTAGGCTTCCTTAGTTTAGGTATGGCCTACATTGGATTAATCACCCCCGGCATACCCTATAGTTGTTTTATTGTGTTTGCGGCCTACTGCTTTGCCAAAGGATCACCCAAGATGCATGCCTGGTTGTACAATCACAAAATGTTTGGACCGTTCCTAACCAATTGGAATGAAAAGCGAGTGTTTCCAAATAAGATGAAATACTTTATGTTGGCCATGATGACTAGCAGTTTGGTTATCATGTGGTTGACAGCCGTGCCCGTTCGTGGTATAATGTACACAGCAGCCTTTATGTGCCTAGTGGCAATTTGGGCTTGGAGATGGCCGGGTTCGGTAGAGGAACACGATAAGCGTATTGCAGAAGGTCGTAAGATTGGATGGTTTAATAATCAATTCTAGTCAACGAATCTTGAGGCTGAGGCGTTAAATATATACAAGCTCTAAGGAGAAGGTTATGAAAAAGGTCTTGATTGGGTTGGCTATCGCTGCAATAGCATTTGGTGCTAATGCACAGCATACTAGCAATAGTATGATTCGTGGACACGGCTGGCAAGGCCCGCAACATCATCATTACCATCATTCTAGAAGTAATGATTGGATACTCCCGGCACTGATCGGAGGAGTAGTTGTTTATGCCGCTACCCGACCAGATCCAGTGATTGTTCAGCAACCAGTTATTGTTCAACAGCCAAGTGATATAGTTTATATCAATGGCTTTGCCTATCGTAAACAAATTATGGTAGTCAACGGGCAGTATCAAGAAGTCCTAGTAAGACTTTAAAAATTTACACACACAGATAAACATTTTTAACACAAGGAAATCAAGTAAAATGGTAACAGGAAAAGTAAAATGGTTTAACGACGCCAAGGGTTTTGGCTTTATTACGCCGGACGATGGTGGCGCAGACTTATTTGCTCACTTTTCAC